CCACTTTATAATCCACTGCGCAGCATGGAGAAGCGGGTTAATACCGCTTGGAACGATTTACACTAATTATGCAGTCCTAGGCGACGACGTGGTTCTTGGCGATATGGTTGTAAAAGACCAATACCTCAAAATTTTAGCGTCTCTAGGAGTTGAATGCGGGCTACATAAGTCCGTCCTAAGCTCCCGAGGTATTGCGTTGGAATTTTGCTAAAAGAACTTTATATAAAGGTGTGGACGTAAGTCCAGTACCGATATTGGAGTTCATATCAGCAAACCTGACTCTTCCGTCATGTATAGCTTATAGTAGAAAGTATGCCTTAACCTTATCCGAATTGATAAAATCATTAGGATATGGTTATAAAGTGCTTGGAAATTTATCTAAACACATAGGTATGCTCAATGCTAAGATTAGAGCGATTACTTTAATGTACCACTTGCCAACACAGGAGGAAGAAGTACCTGTTTTCTTGCGAAAAGGGAACCCGGATATTTCTGCTGGAGTGCCGGTCGAAATTGTGAAAGAACTACTTAATGTCTCTATCGATAATATCGAGAAAGATGTGAAGAAAGCTGAATCATTTAGACTAGCAGATTTCATTAGCAAACATGCTGATGAGATGGCTGCCGGAATTTGGAAATACCAAAGAAAGCAGTTTCTATTGGGAAATTCGCCTATACCTTTAATGGAACCGTTGAATCCTAATTTGACGGGACCAGCATGGAATAGTTATTATTACTCCCACTGGCTTGCCGCGCAAAAGGTACCTGATAACATTACAGTATCAGCAGACAAATTCGATGAAATAGAAGGGCTGGTCCGATCTTGGAGATTACTGTTTACTCGAATACTATCCATGTTGCATGGAGAAACATTAGAGCAAAACAGAACTCTTTCCAGAAAAGTGCTCTCAGAATTGCGTTCATTAAGATATGAAAAGCAAATCGGGAGAGGCTATTTGGAATTAGTACTTCAAATGAAGGACTTGATGGACGTGCCTCAACTACATCTCGACTTAAAACGAGTCGACGCTCCTATACGATTGGGATTTGATCCTGTGCATATTAAGTTGTGGAAGTTCTTTAGTAGCATTATCAGCAAGTTTGTAAAAACTCGCTCAGGTAAACCTGATAAGAAATAATTGCAACATTATAACTAGAACAACAAAAGAGATGGGATCCCCATATCCTTAGTACCCTGCCAGTTCTCTCGAGATTTTATAGGCATAAATATGTTCAGTCATTGGACGAAACACAGTTATGAGCCATAGCAGCTCAAGATGATTGTGGCCGAAGAGATCTTTAGATTAACGGGGG